AATCTTTTTTCTACTGTTTTGTGAGTATCTGCTGCTACTAACATAGGCATAAGATTAGTGTATCTTTTAAAATCAATTAAATAATCTTTACCGTAAGCATTGTATTTAAAAGTGTATCTTCTTTGTGGGTCAGGATGGTCTCCACCAATAAAATTTTCGTTGTCTGTAAAGTAATACATAGAACCAAACACTGTATAAGCGAAAGCATTGGCTGCTAAAGCTTTTTGTCTTACTAATGGGTCACTAGAAAACATTAAAGACCACCATTCAGCACTTAAAACATGTAATGCTGGAGTTCTTTGTGTTGCGTCTTTGAATAAGTTATTAGGTGTTTTCATGTAATGAAGACCTAAAGCTATCCTAGTCCATCCTAGTGATTGTGTCTTTTCAATTATCCATGCACCAATATTAAATTTACTTTGTTTTTGGTCAGGAAAGAATTGGTTAGGGTCTAAAGTTTCTCTTCTAGGGTTGTTAGTAAATGTGGTTTCCCTTGCTACAAAGGTAGGGTCATAAGCTACAGACTTAGTTAAGTTATCTAAAGTTGCTACTTCAGATTCATCAAAGTCTCTAGTCATTCTCCAATTACCAAATTCATCTTCATATTGGTAATATAATTCACGGTATTTTTTAGCAAACTCTCCATTGTCTATCTTCTTTTCAAGCTCATGTATTTCAGCTTGTAACCTTTGTATCTTCTTTGTATCAGGCTTAGGCTTTGCTTCTTCATACCATATGTCTTTTTGATTACTTTTTATAGCTTCACTTTCTTTTAGATACTTTTCAGCTTTCTTATTCTTTTGGCTCTTCCATAAATCAGGATAAAACTTTCTCATCCTATGGTTAACTTGAGCTATTCTATATGCTCTGTTTACTAGTGCTTTTATGAAAGTATCTTCAAAACCTAGTAGTTTAAAAGCTTGAGATGACACTTTGTTGTATGCCGAACCAACACCAGCTGCTGTTTGTTTCAAAGCATTGTTGGTAAGTTCAGCTTGTTTAGCATAAGCTTCCATCATTCTCATTCTAGGATTATCAAACTTATGTTCTAAAGAGTCACCGACGTTACGTTGCAGTTTGTAAGCCATAGACGCTTCTCTATAAGCTGTGTTCCAAAGAAATCCTTGAGTTGTGTCTACATCTTTTAACATTCTATAAAGTTCTATATCAGGTGAGCCGTGTATTACAGAGGTACGCCCCAAATGTATAAGACTTGCAAAGTAATCTTCTACTCTTAATGTTCCGTATTTAGCTACAGCAGATGATATGTTAAGTATGTGTGTTGTCGGGTCTAACAATAGATTACCTGTGATTAATTCGTTCACAGCTTGACCTAAACTTACTTGGTCTTTCTTAGCTTTTAGTTTTGCGTCATTGACTAGTTTCTCTAGTTTAAATGGGTTGTTTAGATGGTCTCTAAGCTTGGTAATACTTTCTATTATTTGCTCAGAAGTCATTGTATCAAAAGATTTTGCTAGTTCGTTATAAGCATAAACAAAAGCTTCTGTAGCTTCTAATTGATGTTGTTTAGCTAAATCTAAACTCTTGGTTAATTTACCTGACTGTAGAATATCAGACGCTGCTGTGCTTGCCCCTGTGGATATTTTAGCTTTCTCACCTATCTCATCCATTTCTTTTCTAAGAGCATTAGCTAACCCTTCTTTCTCAGCAGGGGTAACAGCTTCTTCTATTAAGTCATCATAGGTTTTCATGTTGTGAATACGTGCTAACACTTCTAGTTCTGCTGCAAATTTATTAGCACCAGCTTCATCACCTAGTTTTGATAAGTATTCTAGTTTATTAAATACTTCATCTACCTTTTCTGCTTGTAACTCCTTGCCTCTTTCTTTTAAGAATTTTAATAGACCCGCCCTTTCTTGTGTCCTTAACACACCTTGTTTACCAAGAGCAGTCATTATCTCTTTAACTTTAAGTTTAAAGTCATTAGAAGCGTCTATTTTATCGTAATTAACGAAGTCTGTTTTTCTATTTATTTCTTCTGACTTCTTAATAATAATAGGTGTTTCATCAGGTTTAACAATTTCTTGTTTAACTTGTTTGTATTTACCTTTTACTTTAACAACGTCATTACCTTTAGCTGCTTCATCCCTAATAAACTTACGTACTTTAGCAGCTTCTTCAGCAATGTTTTTAACACCAGCGTTATCTAAAAATGCTAAGTAATCAGCGTGTCTTGCACTTTCTCCTTTACCACCTACAATGTATAAAGCTTTTGTTATGTCATCTTCAAACTCTAAATCTATTGGTCTTCTACCATAGTTATATCTAGGTTTAGCCCCAGCTAAATATGATGGTAATACATTAGGGTCTAAGCTTGCCTCAGGTTTAGATAATAAATCTAAATTATTTTTACTGATTACTTTTGTTTTGGTTTTACCATCTTCTCCTGTAAATTTTACTGTTGCTCTTTTACCGTCTTTAGAAAAGTTTGTTATAGTTCCTTGTTCTTTGTTTTTTGTTTGTACAGTATCACCTAAACCTAATTCCAATCTTTTTTCAGGCTCAGTCATTTCTATCTGTCCTTTTTTATTAACGGAATAAGTTGGATTGTTTTGGCTATCAAATATGCCTAACTCTCTTTGTACATCTCTTAAGAAACCTGTTTCAGGGTCTTCAAAGTATCTACCTATATTTCCTTTCATAGATAATCCAGTAAAAATACCACTGGTTACAGCATTGATACTACCAGCCATAACACCTGTTTTTAATAATCTTTTAGTATCAAAGTCATCTTTAAGACCAGCTTCTATTTCTGAAAACTGAGCTGCTGTGTCATGTATTCCCCCAACAGCAACACCAATACCAGCGTCAACACCAGCTGAATATTTTAAAGTTTTCATTAGCACTTGGTGTCTTAATTCTCTTTTGTTTATATATTCTAAAACTTCATCATCACTTAATGATTTAATAACTTTAGAACCTGTTTTTGCTTTTGCTTGGTCTGTGGCTATTTTTTCAGTTATAATTTTAATTGCTTTGTCTACTGCTATTCCTTTACCAGCTTTAGTAGCAAAGATTCCTAGTCCAGCACTTGCCCAAAACGTTGGGTCTTGTACGGTTACTTCAGGAACAAAATTAAGAAGCCATTTAGCTAATCCTACTGTGTCTTTACCAAACGAAGGTAAATCAGCATATAATTGAGATAACTCAGCCCAGTCTGCTCTATACTCATTGTCCTTAGACATGTCACCATATCTAACACCATAAACATCCAACACCGCTTTTCCTGTGTTGTGATATCTACCAATAAAATCAGTCATATAAAGTTCTATTTTTTCATAGTCACTTAAATTTGTTATATCTTTGTTATCGTAAGATTGATAAAAGCGGGGTAGAACAGTGTCTAGAATTTCTCTAGAGTTTAATTTATCTAACGCAAGTTGCTCTCGTTCAACTGTTTCCATCTTTTCATAGGCGGCACGTTCTCGTGATGACCTACGTAATGCACCTGAATTTAACTTAGGGGGGTCAGGAACGACCTCAAGTGGTGGGAGTGTTTCTTCTTCTACTTTTTTAGGTTCTGTTATATCTGCTTCTACAGGAATATTAAAATTAAAATTATATTTATCTTCGCTCATTTATTTTATTACCTTTGTTATTGTTTTTTCAAAAGTGTCTAAATCCATGTTAAACATTTCTGCTAATCTTTCTTTAGCTGGTGTATCTAAACTTCTTACTAGAGGTAAGTTTACCGTTCTTCCTAACACATCTTCTATGCTTTCAGTAAATTTAGTAGCAAACTGTCGTTGTCTTTCTACATCTTCACCAGTAAAGAAGTCTTCTATTTGTTGCATAAAGTCTACATCTAGCTCAGGCAGTTTAACTTCTTGTGTGTCCATGCTCATTATTCTATCTGTAAGATTTCTTTTAGCCTCTAATATTTCACCTGAATTATCAGCTAAACCATATTCGTCCATTATCTTTTGTATAAGAACAGGCACTTGTTCTGTTGGTAATTCTGTGTTTCTTACGTCTTTTCTTACTTGTTTAAATAAATTAGATTGTAAGATTACGTCGTATATAGGTATTAATGAATTATCTGATATAGACTGTAATTTTTCTATTTCAATATTTGTATCAGCATTTTTAGACCTAGCGTCTGCGTCCACTGCTTGTTTATATTGTTCAGCTATAGCAGTAGTATACCTATCCATATTCTCTTCTAAACCAGTTTCATACGTGCCGTATGTTTGATAGGCTTTTAATGCTCCTCTTTCAATCTTATTATTAAAACTTTTATCTACATCAGCACTAATCTCTTTTAATTCATCCATTAATTCTTTATTATATTCTAGTTTCACTTTAGGGTCAGCATCTTCTGCTGGTGGTAAATTACCTTTTTCTAAAAACCAATCAGTTAGTCGATATCTTATGTCGTCTGATACTAAATCAAATAACTGTTCTTTTTTAGGTTTATTTTTACCTGTAACATTTTGTAAAATATTTTGATGTACACGTTTAATCGCCTTTTCAACACGAGGGTCATCTAGAAGTTTTACGTTGGTGTTGTATCTATCACGTAATTCATTGTAATAAGTAAACAGTTCTTTACTTTCACTTCTTGTAAGCTGCATGTTTCTATTTGATAAATAAGTAACAAAGTCACCGTAGTCCATAAGTTGTCCTTCAACAAATTTGTTAGAGTTATTTACTAAATCTCTTTTTGCGTCTGCTATTTTTCTGGGATTGTTAAATAGTTTTGGAGCGGCTTCTATATAAGATTTAGCTTTACTCATCATCAATGCAAAACGTGGGTGTTGTAGTTGTTTGTCTACTTCAGCTAATTGCTCTTTGTTTAAAGGAATTTTTGTATTAAAGTCTTCTTCAAATTCTTTCATGTAAATTAAATTAGAGAAATCTGATTTATCTTTAGCAGTTTTAGCTTTTAAATCACTTGCTGCCTTAGTGTTTCTTCCATTTATAACTTGCTTCATTAAATCGTGTGCTTTTGCATTACCTGAATCCAACAATGATTTAACTTCCATCTTACCGTTGTAGCCTCTGTGTGACTTTAAGAAACTTTCGGCTCTATCATAGTCACCTAATTCTATAAGTTGTTCAGTCCCTTGTAAGATAGCTGCGTTAATTTGCTTAGGGGTAGGTGGTTTGCCATCACTATTTAGTTTTGTTTCTAGACGCTGTGCGATTGTTACGCCGTTTTCTGTCCCTTGATATATTTTTATAAAGTCAGCCATGCTATCTATCTCTTCTTTGTTTCTAACCTCAAATCTACTCTGAGCGTCTTGTGTTAGAAAAGCTGCTTTCTTCTCATTCCAAACAGAAGCATAAGCACCTGAGAAATATTTACCACCTTTATTAAAATCTGCTGTTACATGTTCATTTAAAAATTCTTCAGCACTTTGTGACTTAGGGTCATAATTGTCTTGGTTAGCTAATACTGATTTCCAATCTTCAGCAGCTTGTGTTTTACCTATCCACATATCATTAGTAGCTGTGGCATACATGCTGTTAAGTTTATCATTTTCACCTGAAGTAATAATTTTTTGTATATCTTCAAGTGATTTACCTGAAGCTTGTAAACTAGCTAATTCTACTTCAGCTTCTTTTTGTTGTCTTTCTATATAAGTAGAACCCATCTCTTGTAACTTAGGTGTAACAGTTTTTAATGCTTCGACAAGACCATCAGTTTGCACTGTGGCTCTGCCAGCACCAGCAAATGTAGTGCCGAAGTATTTATTAGTTACTTTAGATTCATATGCCATTATTTATAGACTCCTGTAATATTTCCCATTTGTACTTTACTAGCTAAAGGTGATAATTTTTTCTTACCTGTCAATGCACGTTGAGCATTTATATCCATCCCATACATAGACCTATTAGCTATTTCAGCTTGTGTAGATTGATTAATTATTGCGTTCTGACTCATCCCATAGCCGACAGCTGTTGTACCTATTTCTAAGCCAAGACCTAATAAACTAGGTTCTGTAACAGGTTTAATGTATTTAGCACGAGTTTGCTGCATGTCTGCGTATGCTTGTGTATATTGATAATTAGCTTTGTACATATCTGATAAGAAAGCATTTTGCAGTTCTACATAATCTGTATCACCAGTACCAGCTAAATCTTGTATTACTTTAAATGGATTACCAAAACCTAAGTTAAGTGCTTGTGATTGTTTCTTACGTAAATCCATCTTACGTTTAAAGTCTTCAAGAGCAAATTCTCTAGCGGCTTCTACTTTCTCACCTTCTATCTTTTGGATGTCATTAAGGTAAGCTATGTTAGCATTTTGTTCAGTAATTTTATTAGCTTCTGTTTGAGCTTTTGCTGCTGCTCGTTGGGTTTGATAACCCTGTATAGATTGCATTACTGACATTACTGCCATTGCTTCAGCTAAGCCACACATATTATCTCCTTCATCATTAAATAGAATGGCAGTTTACCTTTGCCATATTGCTCCTCTCGTCTTATTGTTTTAAATCCTAAATACCTAAGCCACTTAATAGACTTGTCATTTCTAACATCTACATAGTTAAATAAATATTTATAACCTTTTCCCATTTGTGCCACCCATTCAGGTGACTGTTTTATAAATTCTTTCTTGTAATTAAATAACTCATCACTAGATAATAACCAAGCTACACCATAGTCACGGTCTAACGTTGGAACACTACCAAACATGCCTACAACATATTCTTCTTCTGTTCCTATGACACTCCATGTTCTATGTCCTTTTTCTTGGAAAGGTGTCATAAGAGCCTCAGCAGCCCCTATGTTATCTGATGCTTTGATTTCATCTCTGTCTGCTTGCCTCATCTTAGGTGCAAGAAACGCTATATCTGCTGATATTGCCCGCCTCACATGTGCCATCTATATTCTCCTAGAACGTCTGTGGTAGTAACCTTCCACTTCAGCACTAGGAATAAACATAGGTAAGTGTGAGCTACTCTTTATATCTAATGTAAATAATGTATTTCTACTTTGTACAGGAACAATAATAGTACCTGACGAAATCGCTGGGTTATCCACTGCTCCTGATAAACCAATAATATAACCATTCATAAATGTGGTATATGTATCTCTATTCTCAGGTGTTACTTCTACTTGGAAGAATCCACTGTCTTCATAGTCAAATGATATAGTACGTATCTGATATCTACCTGAAGTAACAGCTATAGCCCCTTGTCCTGAAGATTCTCTTACGTATTGTGGTGACAGTGTATATTTAGATTCATAAGGCACGCCTATAATTAAACTAGTGTGGTCTCCTTGTATTGTATATGTTGAACCTGTGGTATTCGTGGCTGTGTAGTTAGCTCCTGTAGAAGCGTTTACAGCTATTAATCCTGTCTTAGCTCCATATGGGCTAGTAAATGTAGTAAGGTCAGTAACTGAATCATAAGTACCAGTTGCTGTTGTTTTAAGGTCTACATATACATTATGACCTATGGTTGAATCTGCTAAGTCTTGTAAGTCAATACGTAGTAACTTTGTGTTTGTTCCTTCAGCTACAAATAGGTATACAAAACTACGGTCTATCATTCCACCTATTATTTTAACATTGTCTAGTTGCCATTTAGACCACGCTGTTTGTACTTTCTCCCCTCTATCAAAGAAGTATTTGTACATATACATTGTGTTGGCATTGGTAGGTGATACAGCTGTTCCTGTAGTGTATGGTGCTGTCTGAGTGTCAGCTGTATCTGAACACAGCACTATCAAAGAATCTTCTGTTGTGTTACTTAATATTGAATAAGCGTTGTCAGGTATCAAAGTTTGTACCGCAACAGTAACATCTAAACCGTCATTAGTTAATGTATCATTGTCTGAATAATATTCTCTTACTGCTGTGTTTGCATTACGTATTTGTGAGAAGTAAGCATATCTACCTGAAGATACAGGTGTTACATTGGCATTGTGTGAGAATGTTGATACTTCATTCAACACAGCTGAGGTCGGGGTAATTGTCTCAGCTGCTGAAGCGAGTTTATACTGTGATGTGTCGGAGAATAACAGTAAGGTCTCGTTGAATGATATTGAATTTCTTAATACGTTTACAGTTGTACCTGAAGCTGCAACATCTATAACATCTGTATCTAATACTTGTGTTACTGTAGTTGCAAAGAAATTAAAGTAATCAGCATTGCCTGATAATATTAAGTTCTCTCCAGCTAATATACCTAGTCTATTTTTATAGAATGTAAGGTTCTGTATTGTTTGTCCTACAAATGTAGGGTCAGGGTTTGTTGTATCATCACCAGCGTCTCTTTCTGTATAGCTTTGTTTAGCAAAAGTAAATGTCCCATCATTGTTGTTAATAAGAGCGTGTGGCATAGTAGCATCATTAAGACCTGTACTTGTGTTAGGTGCTATGCATTCTTCCCAAACACCATTGCCTACATAGTTAACATAGTAATCTGATGTTGTATCACCAGCGTCGCCTGTTACTTTAATCTTATCATTTAACTTTGCATAATAAGGTAGCTTAGTAAAATCTTGTATTTCATCTTTAACAGCATATAGTTCAGCATTGCCCGCTCCATCATGTGTCTCTACTGTGTAGCTAGCGTTTTGGTCTACTACATAACCACGCAGTGAAGACTGGTGTTCTGTAAATGTAAACTCAGCTGTGACTGCTGAATAACTGCTTAAGCCTTGTGTTGTACTTAGTGTTACCCCTGTGTCTTCTCTAATTAATTTAAACTCTATACTAGAAGAGGCGTCCCAATAAGTACTACTTGTACCATATCTAAAGATATCTATTAGCTTTGCTGTGTCTCTAAACTGTGTGTCATGGTTAGCATCACTACCATCAGGCATTTGTATAATTGCATTAATACCATAAGGTAAATCAGGGTGAGTAAGATGTATTGCATACTCTCTACCAAAGTTAGTCACCTTAAACACTACATAAAAGTATTCTACTTTATCTGCTGTAGTTGAGCCACTTTGTGCTGGTGTTATAGATTTGTTAGATACAAAAGTATAGTCAGCAATGTTGACCATCTTAAGGTCATCTTTAGGATTGGTGGTGGTAAGATAAGATGTACCATCAGGATAACTTACAGTCTTCTCATTACCTTGTAAGTCAAAAACTTTTACCCCACCGTTGTAAAATGCAACAATGTACTTATTGTTCTCATCTCTTTGTATGCTCCATATCTTTGTAGTGTTAGGAAACACGTTTGTAGCATCTAGTGTAGCTATGTATTCTGATGGTGGGCGTTTGCCTAAGCCTTTGATTATATTGTTTTGACAATTAATCTGTTCTTCACCTTGATTAATACCACGTTGGGTAGGTGTTTGTTGGCTTATACCATTCAGAAAGTTAGGTATCGACTGAGAAACTACTGCCATTAATAAGTCCTTCTAGGTGGTCTGTTAATTATAGAATATGTATTTGCATCACCTTCTAGTATGTTTACATCTTCACTTCTAGAATCAGATTGCTTAAAGTTATTGTAAGCTTCCTGTTCATCTATGCTCATTAACTCAGATAAACCAGCATCACCAATAAATCTAGCTGCAAAACGTCTAGCTGCTTTTACTGTAATATAGCGTCTAGCGTATTCAGGTAGTTGTTCAAATTGTTGTATCAGTACAACATCTAATGGTGGGACGATTGTAAAAACGTCTGTGTGGTTATCCATGTCATACAGTTTACCATCACGTATAACTACGTTTTGATACCTGTGTGTTGCATGAGCGTCAGCTTGGACGCAGTTGGAAGGTAATGGAATCTTACTATCATCATCTATTGAGTAAGTTACATTGTATTCTGTGTTAAAGTTCCAGCCTTCACTTTGTACAGAAAGGCTAGTTTCATCTAAGATATTTATAGCGACAGATACATCTACGTTTGTTACGCCGCTAATTGAGTTAACAGGTGCTTCTCCAATAGCAGAGAGCATAGTGTTGATAGCTTGTAACTCGGTAGTTGGTGTTATTTGTGTTGCCATAATTTCCTCAGTAAAGAGGGGACAGCATAAGCCATCCCCTCAAGGTTAAGTATAAGAAACGATTAAGCTTCTTTAATACCTACAGCTGCTTCAGGTCTGAGCACGCCGTGACCCATAGCATATTTAGCTACCATCAATGTACCTTGACGTCTTATGTCATATTCCATTTCAGTTGCTAAGTCCATGAGCTTAACAGTACCAGCTGCTGAAGGGTGACAAACTAGAGCAACATAGTTAGCTAAGTTAACTTGTTGTGGGTTTGAACCACCAGCTGTAGCAGAACCGCCATCAACGTTTGTTGAAGCTGAGAAGTCTGAAGCCACAAAGTGTGGTGTTGGTACTAATTCAATACCAGCAATCTTCAATACTCTACCTTCAGCAATAGAACCTTGACCACTAAAGTCAACATTCACAGCGTTAGTAGCGTTTGCTAATTTGTAATACTCTTCAAGTCTGATGAAGCACTTACGTCCTTCTCTTGGCACATAGTTAGCGTCAAGTTGTTTTGCAGCATTGAAAAGTTCGTCAATCACAGCGTTAGCAGCTGTAGAAGCTGTAGCACTAGCGATTGAAGTGTTTGTTAACACAGTTCCTGAAGCATAGCCTGAATCAGCTACGTTTGCAGAAGCTTGTGCTGCTTGTCCGATTGTTTGTAGAATGTGCTTATCTTTTTGGAAAGCCAATGCTCTACCGATTTCGGATGAATAAGAACCTCTAACATCATAATGATTCTTTGCTTCTTCTATGTTAGAAAGAAAGACAGAAGATATCAATAAGTCATTGATTGTTATGATTTTCTCGTTGTGGTTTACGTCACTACCAGTGATTTCTGTACCAGCGGTATGATAAGAAGCGTCAATTCTGCCCATTACAGGGAATTGTGCACTTTTACCATTACTGATTGTACGGACAGTTTCAGCTCCTTGAGTTACTGAAGCACGTTCAAATGAAGTTAAAACTTCGCCTGAAAATACTTTAAGAAATAGAGCGTCTTCTGAACCACCAGTGTTGATTTTACCGACAGATACTGGACTAGCATTTGCCATAATAAATCTCCTTTGGTTATAGTTTAGTTGTTGTTGAACGCCTCTAAGTTTCGTCCCCAAGATTGTCTTCCGCAGAAGGTCAAGTTACTACTACTTGTTGGCAGCTGCCATCTAACGAGATAGCACAGCTATTAGCACTTCCATTTACGTAAAGCTAGAGCCTTACGTGTTGGCTTTCCATTTGGTTTTTTCATTGCACCTTTAACACCACTCATTCTTGCACAGAAACTTTTACGTCTCCCAGCTGCTTTAACTTTCCCTGTTACAGGTGCTTTGAGGTTAGCCCCAGTCTTACGTTTGTAATAACGTCTACCAGCGGCATTTAATCCGCCACTAGGGCTTTGGTGTTTCTTTGCTGGCATTTACTTTTTCTTCCTCACTGTTTTCTTTTTAGGAAAACCAGCTTTCATATTAGAATAAGCTTTCTTACTGATTGTAGATTTGGACTTAGGTCTGCTTGTACCAGCTTTCTTGCGTGCATTTATATTTGCGTATAGTCCACGTTTAGCCATTACTTACCACCTTTTCCTTTTTTCTTTTTCTTATATCCACATGCCATTGTATATCTCCTATAAGTTACTGTTTGCTAATTTCTCCTGTACTTCAGCTTGGAACGCTGGGTCTTTAGCATATCTTGGGTCGCCCATATCAGCTTGTACTTGAGCCCATGATTCATAGCCACCTTGTGAAGTAGGTGCTGCTTTGCCTGATAGTAATTTAGGGTCAGTTCCATTAGCTGCTGTGTATCTAGCTTGTAAACCAGTGACAGCTAGCTTGATAGTTTCCATATCACCACTGTTAACAGCGTTGTTATAAGCTGTCTGTTCAGCTTCAGTTAAATTTTGTCCAGCCCATTGAGTCATTTCTACGTAAGCTTCTTCTCCGCCTACTAAGCCTTTGACTTCAGTGCCTTGTTGTAATGCTCTAGCTTCTTGTCCAGCAATAAACTGGTCTACTATATCTCTACTAATACCAGCTGCTTCTAGTTTTGCATAAGACTCATCAGCTAGTTGACCACTCTCAGCATACTCTGCACTGAGTGAATCCATGTCAAGTCCAGCAGACTCAACAGCTTCATCAGCTTGTATTTCTAAATCACTCTTAGGTTGTTCTTCAGCCTTCGCTTCTTCCTTAGGTTCTT